CACAGGCTGCGACACCTGAACCTGCACCGGCACCAGCGCCAACATGTGTTCTATTAATCGAACTGCAATTGGTCAGGAACACCAATGATAGTCCTAATAATAGTACCGATTGGATTGACTTCATATTTACCCTCTTCATTCTTTTTTATCGTTGAGCATGCCGTCATGGTTGACACCACTATAATCGCCATAATCACCGTCTTTATCTTTTTCTTTACCATAATCTGATTTATCACTTGCTACCAAAAGGCAATCTGCCTGTATGGTTTCAATTAAATTTTGTATTCTAAAATCTCTATCAGGCGACTTAGGAAAACTATACTTTGTTGTCCTAAGGTCATCTGACATCTTCTTAATAGAATCTATCTTATCGCAAAAATCACTAATCTTGTGTAACATTCTGTTTGACTTTCGTAAATAGATTTACAATTGTTTCTTTAGTCTTAGCATTCTGCTCTTTTGCTGATTGCCAACTTTTCTTTTGAAACTCAATTGTTTTTGTTTTCTCTGCATTAAACCAATCTAAGATTGGATTTGCTTTTGCAACGCCTGTGATTAACAAAAATGCTAATGCACCGATTGTAATTGCTATAGTTTCCTTTAGCTTCATACTTTTCTCCCTGCTGTTTTTAGGTCACTTTTATTTACCACCATATAAGGACCTTTGTTATATGCCGGCACGATAGTAAAGTTTTTACTTTCTTCTATCTTCCAAGAATTGTCTGGTTTTGTACCACCATTACCAATAGTATTTGACATTGGTACATCTGATAATGTTGTTTCTCTTTCATATGGCATTGTTCTCTCTGCAATATTAATTGAGTGTCTACCATCAATTGTCAACTTAATTCTACCATTATCATCACAATCAAATCCCATAGACTTTAAATATTTGATATGTTTAGCAAGTGCTTCTAGGTAACCTTTCGTAGGTTTTTTCTTCTTTGCTCTACGAATAGCACCACTAGATTGATTTGTGTAGATAATCGCCATTAATTCACACTCTTGTTTTCAGGTGTTTCTGCGTCTGACATTGCTTTTACTTCAGCATATGTCTTACCAAAACCAACTTTGTAAAATGCGTCAACTGGATTATCTGACGAATAAGCCGCCAATAGATTTGAAAAGTTGATATCAACACCCTCGTAATATTGAGGTTTATTGTTTCTCAACTCAATGTGGTCTTTACAAAACTGAATACGATTGTCATACTTCTCGTACTTGCCTTTTGTATCTTTACTTTTTGCAACATCAAACTCTGCATAAAGTGTTTCTTTTGAATAAAATGCCATAATATAATCCTTTCTCAATTAATTATTCACTACTATACCATAACCGTCTGGAAATGGCAAGCCTAGAAAAAAGCGTGTATTTACTCACTTTTCTCAGGAAAAAAGTCGCCAGGATGCGCCAGGAGAGGCGAAACGAAGCTTTCGTGTACTACCGTACCCCCTCTGGAAGTATATCCTTCTTACTTTCTTCTTCAGCCCACTTCTCAAATTCTTTAACTTTTTTATCGTTATGGGCTATACTTACATCACAAGCTTTGATGGCGTCTTGTGTCATACCATCAATAACTAACTTACGAATCTTTTTTACATCATCAATGTGGTTCAGGACTTCAATCATTTTTTTTCTCCTTGGTCCTCTGAATTCATTAATAGTACAATATAGTGTACTGCTTTAAGTAGGTCTTTTCTATTCCTACCATCTTTTTTACCAAACCTACACAAATATTTAATTGCATTTGCCTGACAGAAATCTTTATCTATACCTATATCTCTTAATAGGTCTTGCACTTGTGTGCCTTTACTCACTTGAGCATAATGTTGACCATAAGTACCTTTTATATATGTACCTATTTCTTGTAGTATTTTATCTTCGTTATATTTCATAATTAACTATCTATCCAATCTGTTGCTGATTCTTCTTGTTCCGCTTTTTCTACTACTTTATCTATCTGACTAAAATAACACCAGTTACTACCAAATGTAATTGCACCAGTATAATCTAGTTCAGTATCATAAGTCTTAGCATTTAAACTTGAATCTAGTTCAGCAGCTATATCTGTTTTCTCGGTAGCAATACCGATATTTGTTATAACACCCTCTCTACCTTTAGTGTCTTGAATTGTATCTCCAACATTTATTATCATATTATTCCTCCCATAAATTTAGTGACTTCCGTATTAAAGTCATGTTTAAAAAATTGTCTTGTATTATACTTTTGACCGTAATCTGTATAAAAAGATTTATCATCACAATCAAATTCATCTGCATAAGTTTTATAATACTCTTCGCCAGAAATTATATTTACCTCTGAGTAGTTATCATAGTTACTAGCAGATTCATTATAGTTCTTATCACAAAACTCTTTAACTTTTTGTTTAAAGTTCTTATCATTTAGTCTTGTCAATTGTGACAATGGTACATTTCTGAATATCGTATAATTGATGAAGAAATAATCATGGTCTTCATCATCATAGTATTGTCTTTGATAGACTAAATGTATCGTACTTTCTTTCATTAAGCGGACTCTAGCTCCATATCAATTACTTCGTCAATATTGTTTTCATCAATACCAACTAATTCAAGATTATCAAGAACCATAATCTTTGCTTTAGCAGCTTCTTTGCTGATTGCATTGTTTGTAAGTTCTAGTAAGATAGCGTCAACAGCTTTCTCAGCTAAATCCCAATAATAGTTTTTTACTTTACTCATAGTGTGTTTCTCCTTGTTTAGTGTTATTAATTATATTCATTACTTCAAAAAGTGATTTATATGGATTACTATACAACACTTTTTTAGCAAAGGCAACCCTTTTTTCAAGTCTTTTTAGTTGTATTTGCATTTTCTTTTTGTTATATTCTTTAATCATTATGTGTCCATTATACAGGTTTCCACATAGAAAGCAAGCGTTTTTTTGCTTTTTTTTAAAGTTTTTTTTGAGACCAGGTAAGGGTTTTAGAGCTGCGACACAAAATACTTGTTATTTCCAAGCATTTTTTATCCATTCCATGTCAGATTCGTGAGGATTTGGTCTTCCGTGAAACACGGTTACCAACGATTCGCCATTATGTTCATATGTCCAGTTTTGTTTAGAGTATCTAGTACCGCTTCGGTCATACCACTTATATGATTGTGTCCACGAATCTGGAAACGAATCACATCCAGGAGTATTCTTAATTAAGGCTGATATTAGGTTTTGGTCACCTGGATACTGTCTAAGGTATTCTGGTCTATTGGACATAAATTTATGCCAAATTCGGCCGTGAAGGTCCTGCTGTTTAAATCTCATAATACTGGAGTTCCAAACACCACTTACGGGGTTAAAGTCATTCATACCACAAAAATCTAGTTGTGGTTCGTGACTGTAGAAACAGTCTATATTACTTGTAATTACAACATCTAAATCCATGTATAAGGTAACGCCTGGTAGATATGTGTCTGGATGAAATAACTGTAGTTTATTCCACCAGCCTTGTAAATCAGTTTCTTTAAACTGTCTAATATCAATATCTCCCTCTACCATCTTATGCATTTTAACATGGTCGGTAAATACTACAAAATTTATAGGAAGTGTGGTGTTTCTTCTTACCATATTGTAAAGTTTTTGAACATACTCTACAGGATACTTGTCACCATAACAAACGCAAGCAAAATTGTACATTATATTCCTAACCAATTGAATACTGCTCTTAAACTTAATAACATATACATTAATTCCATAATCATTCTTGGCCAATCTTTATCTTTATAACCAAACCACACCCACATAATACAAGCACTTACACTCAAAGACCAACCTACCCATTGGGTTGAAACATTTGCACTTGATAAGATTGCTACACTAGTAACAGCAAGTATTAAACCAAACCATCTAAATTTGTTCTTGAAGAACCTCGAAGGCGATACCATCTTCAATCTCCTTTATTGTAAATTGATTATAAGATAACATTCTCATCCATCTATTTATTTTATCACCATCAGGTTTAAAAGGATAATTTAATGTCTTGTAACTTATATCTCTACTACTAACACCAGCAGCTACATTTCTATTATGTGTTATACATGGTACGCCATTGACTGTTGCGTCAACAGCCGTTAATGACATGTTAGTAACTAAACAATGAGCGTCTTTTAAGTCATCTAATATATCTGTATTCCACCATTTGTTATTTGGTCTTGGTTTATTTCTTAATTTTATCGGTCTATCTGTACATTTTTTTATTTCATCTGTAGTTTCTTTTATCCAATCATCTTGTGTCATATCATTTATATAATATGTTACAGTAGGAGATGAAGGACAAACTAATATATGCTCACCTGATTGCCAACCTTTAAATTCTGTATTTAATCTCTTATCATCATGTTCTTTAAATGATGTGGTGTGAATACCACCTTTACATATTCTAAAATATGTTTTATCGTAATTGTTTATAATTGGTTCAGGATATCTTGTAATTTGTTCAGTTATATAACCGTTATCTACATACCACCATTCTAATCCCCAATCTATACATTGTTTGATTGTTGATATATTTTTACCTGCTAATCCCCAAAAAAAGTGTACATCTTTTCCGTTATCTTTCCAACCTTTTTTTATGGCTGGCATAAGTTGATGTGATAAACATTTGTCCCACGGTAAAGTATGTGTATGAATCATCTACTATCTACCAAACTTTTATTAACTTTAATTACATTCTTTAATATTTCACTATCAATAAAGTTTGTAAATGCCTCCATGTCTTTAGGAAAACAATTACCATCATAACCTAATTCTTTTACTCTCATGTGACTAGGACCTATATTCTCAAAGTCTGCCAATGTATTAATAATAGAATGATAGTTATATGATTTATCTAATTTACTATACAATTCATGGAAGAAAGTAACCTTTGTAGCTAACCAACAGTTGTACACATATTTAATTACACTTGCGTCCTTCTTTTTTAAAATAATATTTGTTTTGTGATGGCATTTAAATCTTTCAATCCACCAATCTGCTTCACTTCTTAAACCACCCCATAATATGTGTTCATTGTTTTTAAAATCTTTTTCAGCATGTGCTTCTCTAAGAAATTCGGGAGAATAAACTACATTCTCCTCATAGACAGTTAACATGTTTGGTAAAATGGTAGATTTTATTAAAGTTCTTACATCTCTCAATGCAATAACTGTTTTATCTATTACTGTTAAATCTTGTTCACCATTTATAGTAGGTGTTGGTAAACAAATAACAGCACCATCAATCTTGTCAACAAAATGTTCTAGTTTATTGTCGTTGTATTTTGGGTCTATTCTTACTACATCATTTTGAGCATTTTCTAATGCGTTTGCAATTGTATTTCCAACATACCCACAACCTATTACTGCTAATTTCATTTTAAATCTATCCTTGTTGTTTCGTAATATAATCTAAACCACTCATCAGCATAATCACTTCTAGCATACTCTTCAAAATAAGGTCCGCCTAATGTCCAATGTACATTTTTAGCCTTGTGATTATAATCATATTCTCCTACTAACCAGTTCCATTCTAAAGGTATATCTCCTATTGCGTCTTCATTGGCGCACCATTTAAATTGATGTAAGTCTAAACCACTTGCATTATTAACATAGTCTAATGTTAATTTATGACATAAAGAATTATTAAACATCATAAAACTAGACCAATTCTTTTTAGGAAAAGCTTCATTCTTAGCACCTCTAAATTTTACAGTTTGTTTAGGTACATAATTATGTTTACAACATTTTACAGTATATAAGTAATTTCTCATTTTCCACAATTCTGCAATGTCACCTCTAAACATCATATCACAATCCATAAAAATAGAATAACCTGTATAACTTCTTAAATATGGCACCATAAATCTACTAAATGCAAAATCTGTAGATTGATTCTCCTGTTTTTCTCTTGTAAAATCTGGTATATTACTCAAACACAATGGTGTAATTGAAACTGGTTCGCTTGAGTTTCTTCTAATACTCTCTGCCAATATATGGTAGGCAATCTTTTCGCCCTCATCATAACCTATAAAAACATCTATCATACTCTTGCCTCCGGACTACGCCCTTTTAATTTTCTGTTACCTTTGGTGTGGTCATAAACAGGTCCTAATATAGACCTCGCTTGTACATGGCCATTTTTACCATCACCTATATTAAAATTTCTTGTACCTCTGTTTTCAAATTCTTTTCTTACATAATCCCACACAAAACTATCGTGTTGTTCTTTTAAATTATATATACCATCTGTATCATATAAAGATTTCATTCTGTTTGCATATGCTAATGTGTCTGCATGATTTAAATTAAAGTATAAAAATCCACACTCACTATAATGATTACCTCTACCTAGATATGTCATCATACAATCATCTCTATGAATATGTTTTTTAATCCACTCTTCATCTATTTTCTTATGAAAAACACTATCAGCGTCAATACAAATAAGACCATCAACATCTTCGTTCATAAGAGCATGTGTATATGCATAAACTTTATAACTAAAACGGACACCATCTGTAAGAAACTCTTTTCCTTTTACTTTATAATCTGAGTATGGTTGTCTATGTTTATTTCGTTCTACAAACTCTTTTAACTCTGGTAAGACTTTCATCATACACTCATCTTCATTATAGATTTTTAAAGGAAATGACCAATTATAGGTCTCCTTAAATCTATAAGCGTACTCTTTATATAGTTTATTATTGTAAGTTGTTATTACTTTGATATTAAGTGGTGCCATGGTTTACCTTGTCTAATTTCTTCTACTGACCATTGAGCATAAGCTAGGTCATACAACAGTTGTTCTCTTTCGCCACATTTAGGATTTTCAATATCTGATAATGAATGACTCGATATAGGCCATAAAAAATTATATTCATTACATGGTATTACTGGTATGCCTGCTAATATAGAATCAATACTAGAACCGCTAGTATAAGACACGGTGCAATGTGCATTTTTAAAATCTTTCTTTATGTCTTCATTTTTACTATATGTTACATTTTTGTATGCAAAACTTTGAATATGATTTTTCATTAAATTTTTGTTTTCAGGATGGTCTCTAAATCTAATTTCTCTGTCAGTATGTTTTCTCAAATAATGAATTGTATTAGTAACCCATAACTGAAAGTCAATACCAAATAAAGAGGCGTCTGTCATATTTTGACCCATTAATAATATATGCTCACCTTTTTTTCTCCAAGGACTAACTTTTAATTTAAGGTTATCAAATCTATCTGATTTACTATTTTTATTCTTAAAGTCTGCTAAACCATGCATATAATGTTGTAAACCAACTCTGTAGTTTCCGTGAATTTGTGCAATAGTTCTACCTAATAAAGGCGTTTCTAAAACAATTAACGGTTTATCTTTATGACTTGCTATAATTGTTTGTTTTACATGATGGTGTCGTACAAAATCATTCTTCCATTCTTTAGTAGGTGTTTTTTTCCAAGAACCAAATATGACTGCTACATCACATTCCTCATATCTGTCATGTTTTTTTACACAATTACCACCAACTGAATCTGCAAAGTCCATTAATATTTGTTTTTGCTTCCATAATGGTGTAGAATTTAAAAAGAAGTTTATTAACATTATTTACCCCGTAATATAACTGCCTCTGATAAACATTTATTTCTAGGTCTATTTAAAAACACTTCGTATTTGTAATTAAGGTCTTTTAACATTTGTTCATATTGTTTTAAACTAGTTTCATTATCAATTAGTTTTACTTCAAACTCAATTAAAAATGCCTTAAAAGGTACATCATAAGTTAAAATCTCTGTACAAAAATCATACCACACACCCTCAATATCAGCTTTAATGATATCTGGTTGTGGCATATCTTCTTCCATCATCTGTTTTAAATTTTTACATTCAACTTCAATGTATGCTGGGTCTTCACCAAATTGTGGTAATGGTAATAAAGAATAACATTTTGCTAAATCATTCTTATCATAATAAAATTTCATAGTACCTGGTGTCTTATTATATGCGACTTGATGAAATGTCATCTTATCTTTACCAGTAAAATTTGTTTCCCACATCTTTATGGTATCTGGTGTAGGGTCATATAAATGTATATTCATATTAGGATTGTCTTGCAACATAGATTGTTCCCAACCTACATCTCTATGTACGCCTAATGATAATACATTTGTGCTTTCTTTGACTACACTTTCTGGTAGCCAATAGTTTTTATATTGTTTAAAGTCTTGAGGATTCATATAGATACCCTCTAGTCTTTTTATCTCTGTTAAGAGTTCTTGTTCAGTCATTTTATCTCCTTAATCTTCATGTACTGGCCAATCAGTTTGGAAAGTAACATAATTTAATTGTATACCTCTTCGTTCTACTTTAATATTTTTTCCTTCATCCATACCATGCCATTTATTAGGTCCATGAAATATGTATCCATAATTATTCCAAAATGGTACTGTCTTTTTATATGATAAATCTTCACTATATAAATCGGTACCTAAATTAATATTTTCACCTGTCTTGTTAATATAAATTAAACTTGATATTAATTTTTCTGGTATATCACAATGAGGTTTCAACCAAAATCCCTCTGTATCATTTAATACTTCTAGTCTAACAAAAGAACCTTTAAATTCTTCTTTATTTCCTACCATCTTAGCAATTAATTTTCTTACAGGTTTACTACGCAAATCATTAATAAATTTTGTTAATTCAGGATATTTTTTATAATTATCTCTTGTAATATATTCTCTTAATTTATGATTTTGTTTCTCTACACCTTTTTTGTAACCTGACCTGGTACCATCATGTAATACACCATCTCTAGTTACAGTAGCATTTCTAATTTCATCAATCTGTTTATCTGTTAAGACATCTTGAATAATAAAATGGTCCCATGGATTATTGTCATATTTACATCTTTGTAAACTATCTAGTAATTTTGTCATTTGTTTTTCAACCAATCTATTATACCATCTGTCCATACTTTATAAGCATGTTGATTAGGATGTTGGTCGCCCTCTGCTAACTCGTATTCTTCACTCGTTTGTATTAAGTCAAGTAAACTATACTCTGGTTTATAGTAATTAGACCAATCTATTTGGTTTTTAATAGTTTTGGTCTCACGATTTTTTGGGTTGTACTTATACCCTATTGAATTATATATGCAATAATCCAATTTTAATTCTTTTAATCTTTTTTGTATTTTTAAAATAGAAAACAATACATGATAAGAAGCTGTTTCATCAATATCTTCATTTATAACTTTTCCCCATTTTAAGGTGTGAAAATAATCACCTTTAATAACAGGTCCTTTTGTAAAGGCATATTTCATACAATTTTCTGCCTCTTTATTTCTACCAAAAATACTTGCTTTATTGCCTCTTTCTTTGTTATATGTTTGTTCATCAAAACTTACTACTTGAAATCTACCAGATGGTGGTACACCAATTAATATGAAACTATTTTTTTCAAATTTGTGTGAGTATAATCTTCTTAATACACCATCAATGCTATAACCATTACGAGCAAGATTAACTTCATCTTTTTTCATATATTCTGCAACATATGTACCTGGACTTCTATGTTCACCACTTAATTTATTTCTTTGAGGCACACAATTACCATATGCAAAACTGCAACCCATATTATACAACTTTGACATTATACTTCCTCTCAAAATCTTGACCATCTCGTTTATCATTTACCATAGGTTTACCTTTGATGTTTAGAGATGTATTTAACAATATTGGACAACCAGTTTGCCTCTTCCATTCTTTTAATAAATTATAAAAACCCTCATTATCTTCTTTTGTAACAGTTTGTACTCTACTTGTGCCGTCTGCATGTATAATAGCAGGAAATTCTTTAGGGTATTTACAAGTACCAACAAACTGCATATATGGACTTGTTTCTTGTGGCATATCAAAATACTCATGTACATCTTCTAATAATATAGCAGGTGCAAATGGTCTAAACTTTTGTCTTTTCTTAATTGCATTGACCATATCTTTGACCTCTGGTCCTCTAGGGTCTGCAAGTAAACTTCTATTACCTAATGCTCTAGGTCCAAACTCTGCTCTGCCATTGGCAACACCAACCATTTTGTTTGCTTTTAATTCTTTTATAATACTATCTACAGGATATTCACCAGGTATATCTTGTCCTAGAAAAGGACCTTTCCAATTTAATTTTTGTTTTGTAATGGCAGGTATACAACCTAATGCTGAACCACTATCTCCTGGATTTGGCATAATCCATATATTTCTTTTAAGATTACTATTTGCAACACAATTTAAAGCACAACCACCACTAATAACTAAATTAATTTTTTTACAATGTTTTTTTACAATCTTTGATAATTCATCTTCATATACTTTTTGTACTGAGGCTGCTAAATCATAATCAGTTGCCCATGTCAAATCATTATTAGGTACACCCTTATGATTATTTCTTTTCAACCAATTTTCTTTTATAAAAGTAGTATATCTTGGTTTACCATATGCAGCCATACCCATTGTAATATATTCTTCTTCGTTTGGTTTTAATCCTATTCTTTGTGTTACTGCTGAATATAATAAACCTAATGATATAGGATATTGTTGACGACCTATCATTTTTTCATTATCCCATAAAGACATAGTTTCCATTTCACCAATGGCGTCAACTGTTAGTGTCATTGCGTCTTCAAATGGTGATGTATAATAACCACCTGCCATGTGTGAGTGGTGGTGTGTAGCATATTCATCTATCTTAATACCAAATTGTCTTAAATATATACTTGGTAAATCTTTCATATTTAATGCATGATAATATTGTCCTGCTTTTAACTGTCTTTTCTTCTTCAGCCATGGTTTTTCATAATATACGACCATGTCAAAAGGACCATATCTCATAGCCTCATTAACAATAGCCCAATTTAAAAACTGGTCATTCTTAATCTTAGAATATCTTTCAGCATGAGCAGCCCACATTATTTCCTGACCGTCAACAACGGCCATGGCTGCGTCATGGTTTAGACAATTTATTCCTAATATTCTCATTTGTATATAAAAGGGTCCTGTTTTTTAGCTTTGTATTTTTGCCATTTAGTTTTAAACCAATTGATTATTCTTCTTACCATATATTTTCTCCGTTTAAATGCCCATATGCTTTACCGTTTTTCATTTCTTCTTCGGTAAACTGAGCACACATTAATGATTTTATCCAATCTTCTCTGTCACCTGCATATAAAGGGTCTTTAATTTGGTCTAACTCATTTAAACCTAAACTTACTGGATAAGCAGGCGAATGTTCACTACAATAACTAGGTATACCAGCCATAACGGCATGTACAGCACACATTGAATGAAAAGATACCATAGCGTAACAATCTTTTAAATCTTCACTCAATGGTTTTTCTTTTCTATCTGGCGACCAATCTAAATCATCTTTAAATTTTTGTCTAACAACTATATCTCTTTTGGTATGTTGTTTTAATTTCTTTATAATATCTTTTTCCCATTCAATCCTATCTATACCGTACCAATGTGCTGTATGATAACTTGGTGGTATTACAAGAATATGTTTACCATTATATTGCCAAGGTTTAGGTGTTAATTCATCTCTACATTTTTCATTAAGTCTTTCTATAAGTTTATCAAATCTTCTATCGACCTTATATGATTTTTCTAAATAATTTTTTTGAGTATTGTTTTTACAGATACGATACCATCTATCTCCTGTGTCTGATTGTTTAAAATCATTACTAAAGAAATAAGGTTGGTCAAAGTAATACCAATCATTACAGACTTCTCTAACTTCTTTAGTTCCTCTGACTAAACCTTGAAAGGCAACTGATACATCATCAGGTATTTCACCGTCCCATGTAGGCCAACTAAAATCTAAAAATCTAGCTGCACCTCTTCCTGGCGATTTATTATTTTCTACTGAATTAAAAATTTCGTGATTATGTTTTTCACAGAATAATTTTAAAAATGATGATGATGATTTTTTAGTATTAAAGAGATAAATTTTCATAACCAACCTTTTTAATAAAATAACTATCTACAATATCAGACAATGGATTACCTGTCTTTTCTGTATCAAGTATCTTCTTCAAGTTATATTCTGGTAATTCTTTCACAAATGCCTCGTACATCATATCTTTATCTGCATTACCTTTTCCAGTAGCACCTTTTTTAACAACACTAGGTACAACTGTATGATAACCATACTCTTCTTCAAGTAAACGATATTTAAGAATACCACAATTTTCAGCAATTTGAAATACACCTTGGCCTTTTGAACCAAAGGAGTATCCTTCAATGAAAATAATAGGTTGATTTTGTTTGTAATTTGATAATAGGTCCATAACAAAATCTGATATGTAAGTGAATCTTTCAATAGGGTCGTTCCATTCTTTATGTTCATAACCAGTTATATTTTCACCTTGTCTACCAATCCATTTCTTTTTACTTGTTAAGTAATGAAAAGAAAAAGTACCACTTCTTATGTCATCAATATGTATAGCCGGACTGGTAAGACTATAATCAATTCCAATCTTCGTCCTCTTCCAATCCGTCTTCGTATCTTTCCTCAGCGTCTTCTTCATGTTCTACCTCATGTCCACAAAATGGGCAAGTTAGTGGTTCTAAGTCTTGCTCTTCAATATCCCAACTTACGGTATATTTAGTTTCGCAGGAAGAACATGTTATTTTTCTTTTTTCCATTATAGTTTGAATTTTTTAAATTGGTCTTTAGTTACATCTTGCTTAATACCACCAATAACATATGATTCAATCTCTGTTTCTTGTGGTGCGTTTTGCATACCCTTGCTGTTCAACCAATGGTCTACCCAAGGAAGTGGATTTGTTTTTTGTTCGTACTGAGGTGTTAGACCGATTGCTTTCATCCTTCGGTTTGCCATGTATTCTACAAATTGGTGTAACAGTTTTTCTGATAACCCAATCATACTTCCTTTGGAAAATAGATATGTTGCCCAACGCTTTTCCTCCTCTAGTGATTCATCATACATTTTATAGACTTCTTTTTCACAATCTTTTCTAATTTTAATCATATCTTTATCATCATTACGGTCATGCCAATTATTGATAATAGTTTGTGACATTGCAAGGTGTTGACTTTCATCTCTTGCAATCATAGAAATAATTTTAGCAGAGCCTTCTAGTAATTTAAGTTCACCAAATGCAAAACTACAAGCAAACGATACATAGAATCTTAGACCCTCTAGTATGTTTACAGATATCATAGCAAGATACATTTTCTTTTTAAGTTCTTGCAAATCAACTTTACTCTTATCAAGGTGCCATTGATAACCTAAATTTATAAGGTCATCATAAGTTTTAGTTACACTTTCTGCTCTTTTTTCTATTCTATCATCTTTAAGAATTGTATCAAAGACTTCGTTAGGATTTGCATAAAGATTTTTAATAATGTGTGTATAACTTCTACTATGTATGGTTTCTATAAAATCCCATGTAACAATACAGCCTTCTAATTCTGGATTAGTAACAAATGGTAAGAATGCCAAACATGGACCTCTACCTTGAACACTATCTAACATAGTTTGATACTTTAGATTTGATGTAAAGATAAACTTTTGTTGTTCAGATAAGTCTTGATAGTCATTTCTATCTTTCTGTAGTGAAATCTCCTCTGGTCTCCAGAAATAACCTAACTGTTGTTGATTCAACTTATCAAATATAGGATATTTCATATCACTATATTGTTGAACCTGTAAGTCATCACCAAAAAACATTGGTTGTTTCATTT